AACTTGCTTTGAATCTTGAACTGTATAGAAGTATGTGCGGAAGCACTTGTATACATATCTTGCCATTTTTTGTTATAGAAAAATTTATAACTGTCTTGATAACTCACCGTTCGAGTTGATGCCGCAGCTTGCCACGGATCACGGAGCCATCGTTCAAATTCGTAGATAGTTGCGAAAGGCGGTTTTTGAATTGGACGTTTCACCAAATACATTTTTTCGACTAATTTTCTTATACCCTTATTTAATCGCTCAGGGTCTTGTGTCATCAAAATAATATCTTTGTTCTGATGACCATGAGTTGTTAAATCAACAATCATGGGATTTTGTGACATTTTCCCATCTGAATCGCAGTATTCAGGGCGTTTGTGTATTTCGTCCATGAAAATAATTGAATCATTGGGAACATCACGCCAGTCTTTAGGGGCTTGCTGAATAAAATCACATTTTTCGGCATGTCCCTCAATATCAGAATAAATTTGACGAACAATGTCTGTTTTAGGATTAAATTTCCCCGAATCTATGCGCTTTTGAATCTCTATATTTTTTTGATGATATTCATAAGCCATTTTTGCAGCGAATTGGCTTTTCCCGTGTCGTGGTTGTCCAACAATTAAATAAATAGCCATTAACTTGTCGCCTTTCCAATTGAGATTTTATTAATCATCAAAGTAATTTTAAGAACACAAGCACCAACAATAATAGACAAGCCATAATCAATATTGGCAAGTGCAAGTATTTGCAATACAGCGGTTGAAAGCTGTCCCCATTCTTGTTGAGCGTGAGAAATCAATTGATTAAATAGAGTTAAAACAACACCACTGGAGAAGATGCCCAAACCTAAACCCTTTAGAACTGATTTACCGAGTTTTGATAGCGTCCAATCTGCAACAGCAACAAGTAAAAGTTTAAGACTCATATCTCTCCATCCTCACCTTTTCTACCCACACCAATAAGAATCATTGCACCCGATAAAAAACCAATTAAGGGAGCAACAAACGACCATTTTTCAGCAAATTGGCAAATCGGTTCATAGCTTATAGTTGCATTTCCACCCGTACCGATTGATACATGAATGGGAATATCAGGAGGACACCCAGGAGTCGCTTGAAAAGCATCGGCTTGAAATTGTGGTAATTCCATTTCTTGTGGTTGTTCAGGTTCTTCATTTTCTAAAGAATCATTTTCTTTTGACCAGTCAAAGAAATCAGTGACTTTTGTCCAAAACGTAATTTCTTTTACACGATGAGCATCGTTATTCTTTGAATCTTCTTTATATTTTGCGTACCACTCGCACATAGTTGGAGCAAAAGAACAGAAAGGGGGTAATTTAAATTCTGAGCCTTGAGAGGGTAAGTTAGGATCATAAACGTCAGGCTTACCATCCCCATTAGTGTCTTTATTTGGTTTGTTGGTAACGTCACCAAGCGGCTGATCTTTGGGCAAAGGCTGCGCATTATTCAAAATTTCTTCGGTTGCGTCAGGTGCAGGACTAGGACGAGCAACAGGATTATTCGGTGAGTAAATGTCAGGAACAATTTGCGGAGCGTTTGGAGATTCTAATACTTTATTACCCATTTCATCAGGCGTTACAGGTATCAAGGTTCGGTTTGGTTCAGGTTTATATTTTGGATTAGCAATTTTTGTAATAGTTCCGTTAATAATTTCACGATTGAATTGTTTAACTTTGCAATTATAAGTATTTGCGTCTACAAATTCTAAACCTAAATACTTTGGATAACTTCCAGTTCCATCGCCTTGAGTGCCAATAAGAGATTTACATAGAGCATCAGGATCAGTATTGTAAGCATTTCCATAAGACCAAACATATTGGGGATTGTTCGGTTCAACGGTTGTAGGATCAACCTTTTTAACAACGCCATTTTCAATTATCCAGCCAACGCCCTCGACTAATGCAATTACAGCAGCAGAAGCCAAACCGTATTTAATCATTGTAAGAGCAGTTGATCCCAATGCAGAAGCAGAGACAGGAACAGTTGCCTTGTATTTATAATCGTTAGCAGCAGGACCAAAGTTTTTTTGTACTGTGTACTGTAAATTTTTTCCTAAGTTGTTATATACAACTTCCTCAATTGTCCATTTTTCAGCAGCACCCGCAAAAGCAGAATTAAAAGTATTAAAATAGAGCGTAAAAATAAGAAATACAGAGAAGATTTTTTTTAAAAGAGCTTTGCGCCCACGATTAGCCACATAATAATGCATATATACGCCCCTAAATTTTCTATATCCATATTTCACCCAGTCAAAAAGAAAATGCCCTCAGTTGAGGGCACTGTTATTACATTGCTGAACGTGCCCACTTGAACACTTTAATTACAACAACAAGAGAAAGCACAGCTAAACCGATTGCGCTAACTGTAGTTACACCATCCGTAATAGTTCCGACTACTGATGTAACATCAATAGGGGCAGCGTTTGCATTGCTTACAAGCGCAGCAGATACGGCAACACCGAAACCATATTTTTTTACAGCAGCCATAAAGTTTTTACGGTTGCCATAGGTTTTGTTCATTGCTTCATTTACTTGGTCTTGAGTTAAATTGTCCATACTGGACTCCTTTAATTTAGTGCTTTAATGCACTTTTTGATTACAAAAACCGTTGCGAACACCATAAGACAAGCAAAACCAATGGTATTACCCTCAGCAAGTGTGAGCTTCGGCAACATAGAGGGCATTTCTACCCATTCAAGGCACTGATTTGTTGTAGTGTCGAGTTGATTGCAGACCAGTGCCATTTTTTAAAATCCTTAATGTGTTTTTTGTTGAGGCAATTGTGGTAGCTCAACGTCACAAACAACGTATTTAACGCCTTTACCACTGGTAACCATGTCGAATGTGATCTTTGCCTCAAGCGGAAAATCAGATTGTTTAAATTTGCGTAACAATGCTATGTTTGCTGAGTCTTGCCAGTTAAAAGTCTCACAGCCGTTTCCGATAGCGTTACCCTGTGACAAATCCATTGGAATTTGACAAAATAGCTGTACATGATCGTAATGACGACCAGAACCATCAGTAGGTTTAAAATCAACAGCTTTAGCACCTAAGATTTTTACAGTTGATGTATGCATTACATTCTCCGAGCAGTTATAAGCACATGATCAAGTCGCTTGGGATATGCAAGCGGATCAGAGCAACAGATTAAATTGATGAGTTCTTCAGGTTCGAATACATCTTTAAAGACGTTGATGTATTTACCGTATTGATGTTTAAGATTCTCAAGAGCAGTTTGAAAATTGATTTGAGCTGTTTTAGTAATTGTTTCTATACGTTCAGGCTGTAAATGATCAGCTAGATCACGGAAACATGGATATGCAGCAATAAAAAATTCAGACGGTGCAAGTAGCATGTCAAAAGGAAGAATTCGATCTATAGATTTAAATTCGACCTCAGCACGTTGCCAGTTATCGTTAGGATCACCCTCAGCACGACCTTTTTCATATAATCTCAGGTACTTGCCTGAATCACGGCTACCAATACATAAAGTACGACCTTTGCCGTTTGGTCTACGCCAATTGCCTTTATGCTCGATATTGGGAGCACGATTTCCAAGCTGAAAACCCCCTAACCCGTCTTGCATATTTCCCCAGTCGACACTGATATTTTTACCTTCAAAATCATCATGTGCTATATCAACACGGGTTAATTTAGCTCGCTTCGCTTGAGTTACTAAAAAGTTGTAAAGTCTTAATTCCCAACCACTTTTAGCAAAATTACAGCCACGACCATTAATCATGATCAAGATCGTATTACGTTGACCACCAATACAAACGAATCCGAAATCTTCACCTAAAATATAACTTTGGTTATAAAAATTAAGACCATTGTTACGACATGAAGTCGTTGAAAATCCAAAGATATGTTCAAGAAGCGGATCAAGAATAGCTACAGCAGCAGTACATCTATGTGATTCAAGAATAAATTCATCTTCTTGCCATAGTGAATCGCTTAAAGATTCTAAACCGATTGTAAAGTTTACCCAGTCAATAACTGCTATCTCATTATCAGCAGGCATTCTGTATTCG